GGTAACAATGAAAAATAAAATTTATTCAGCAACTGATGTGAGAATATTTCAAGGAAGTTTTCCTGTTGAAACTATAAATCAAACATTGAAAACAAAAGTGGAGGCTGGTGATGTTATTGCATTAGATAATTCAAAAAACTTTGGAAAATATGATGGAACAACATACACAAATGTTTATGGAGTTTCTTATGAAACAATAGAAGAACCAGGAGAGGTTACAGTAATTTTAACAGGTGGTCTTATAAAAGACTTTGTTAAATTTAATAACAAGGAAAAAGAATTAACAATTGAACTTAGAAAATTAGGAATATTTATAAAATAGGGGGAATGTAAATGTTAGGATTATATACACCAAAAACAATAAGAAAAGTTAGAGAAAATGTGGAAGTAAAAAGAAATTTTTTGACTGAATTATTTTTTAAGAAAGGAACACCAGTACCAACAGAAGAAATAATTTTAGAGTATACAAAAGCAGGAGAAGCAGTTGCACCATATTTAACACCTTTGGAAGCAGGTAGACCTGTGTATTCAAGAAGTAAAAAATCTAATGTAATTATTGCTCCTTCAATAGGACCTGAATATTCATTAACACCAAAAGATATGTTTATAAGAGAGGCTGGTCAACCTATTGAAAATTACAACCCAGCAAAAATGGTTGGTGAAAAAATTGGAAGAGTTTTATTAGACCAAGAAAATTATATTACCAACAAAATTGAATTAATGGTTTCACAATTTTTAACAACTGGAATTGTTAAATCAGGAGATAAAGAAGCAGAGTATGAAGTCAACTATGAACTTGGAAATAAAATCACATTAGATAGCACACATAAATGGGGTGCTGCTGGAGTAGAACCTTTATTCAGTTTAGAGGAAATGATTAAAAAAGGTGAAGAAAATGGATTAAAAACAGAAAATATAATTTTAGGTTCAAAAGCAGCTCAATTATTGAGAAAATCTGAAGAATTTAAAAAAGCTATTTCAAAAGATTTACAAAATGAATTTGTAAAAAAAGTTTTAAGAATACATCCAGGTGTTATTTGGTTAGGTACATACACAACATATGGAGTAGAACTATTTTCTTACAGTAGAAAAGTAATAGGTGTAGATGGAAAATCAATACAATTAATGCCTACAAATATGGTTGTAGGTGGAGCTTCACAAGGAGAAATTTTATATGCTCCTATTGTGTTTATGTCCGAAGGAATTATTCACATGGCAAAAAGATACTCAAATTTGGATACAACAAATCCAAAAGTTGCAAAAATTACTACTGAGTCAAGACCAGTATTACAACCTTGTGATGTAGATACTTATTTCTCTTATGTAGTATGTGATGAATAATAGATAGAGAGCTTTTGCTCTCTATCAAAAAAATTAGGAGGATATATGAAAATAAAATTTGAAAGAGTATATGGAAAACATAAAATAGGTGATATTGTTGAATTTGAGAAAGGAGAAGAATTAAATTATATTCTAACAACAAAAACAGCTTTAATTATAGAAGATGATGACTTCGGAAATAACGAAATTGATGAAGCAGAAGCAGAAGATAATTCTGATAGAGAAAATTCAGAAGATAATAATGAAGCAGGTAAAAGTGGAAAAAATAAGAAAAAATAAAGGATCTAAAAATGAACTTTAAAGAACAACTAAAAGAAGATATAAAAATTTTTCTAAATTTAGATGAATTTGGAGAAGAAATAACTATTCAAAATAAAAAATATATTGGAGTTATGGAAAGACCTGATAATGAAAGCAATAAGGAAGAATATGAAGGAATTTCAAAAGAAATAGACTATATACTTTACTTAGAGTATGAGGAAGAATTAGAAAAATATATATCTGGAAAACAAATAGAGGTAAATAATGGGACATTTGAAGTTTACAGATCATATAAAGAAGAAAGCTTATTTATTATAGAACTTCAAGAAAGGATAGGAATTTAATGCAACATTTTTTGGAAGTAAAAAATTTGGAATTAGCTCAAAATATGTTAAAAACTATTCCTAATGGAATTGAAAGAGCTATCACTGGAACAATTAATAGAACTCTTAGTAAAGTTAAAACTGAAATAAAAAATAAAGCAACTTCTGAATATAACATAAAAAAGAGTGATATTGAAAGTAAGCTAAGTTTAACAAAAGCTACTTTTTCTATGCTGAGAGGAACAATAAGTGCTAAAACACCGAGATTAGCACTATCTAAATTTTTAGCTTCTCAATCTAAAAATAGAATAAAAGTAAAAGTAAAAAAAACTGGAAGTTCTAAAATAGTTAAAGGAAAAAATGAATATATAGGGAAGCCTTTTATTGCTACTATGAAAAATAGTCATAAAGGAATATTCCAAAGGAAAAATAATGAAAAATTTCCAATTAAACAATTATACACAATAGGAATTTCTGAAATGTTAGGTTCTGAAAATGTTTCAAGTTATGCAGTTGAGAAAGGTGAAAAATATTTAGATGAACTTTTATTAAAAGAAGTTGAAAGAATATTGAAAGGATATATTTAATGGTAGATATTAAGAATTTAGAAGAAAATATAAAAAAATTAATACTCCCAATTATAAGTGAAAAGGAATATAAAGCATATAAAAGTGAGGAATTAAAAAAATTAAAAATATATACTGGTTTACTTCCACCTGATCCAGAAGAAACTATACTTCCAGCAATAACAATAAGAACTCAAAAGGTTAAAAATTCATTGGAGAAAAAGGTCTTCACTGTACTAATATGTACAGGTATTTTTGATAAGGATGTTGAAAAAGGATATGAAGAAATCTCTGAATTAACTCAAAAGATATTTGATGAAATTCAAAAAGTTGGAATAATTGAAGATAAATTTGAAATTCTTCCTGAAGCTGAATGGGTGTTTCCAGAGGAACAACCAGTACCATTTTATTTAAGTTTTATTTATATAAATATTGTATATGAAAAAGATTATAGAACAGATGCAGATAATTGGATAAATGGAGGTGATTGAATTGGCTAAGCCTATTCAAAAAAATGAAGAAGATATAAAGAAAGAATTGAAAGAAGAAGTAAAAAATGAAATTCAAGAAGATATAAAAGAGAAAGAAAAAGAAGATGTAAAAACAGAAGTGAAAGAGGAAGTAAAAAATGAAATTCAAGAAGATATAAAAGAGGAAGAAAAAAAAGACATAAAAATAGAAGTGAAAGAGGAAGAAAAAGAAGTAGAAGAAAATTTACAAAAAATATATATTGGTCCCACAATAGCTGCTTTTTCTTTACAGGAAAATACAGTTTTTGTAAATGAATATCCATTTAATGTTCAAGAAGCCATTAAAAAATATCCACTTACAGAAAAATTATTTATAAATATAGAAGATTTAAAATCAAGAAATAATGAATATTATAGAACACTTTATAATACTTTAAATAATGAATTAAGGGGGAATATAAATGGCATTTAATCATGGTATTACAGCAACTGAAAGTCCTACAAAATTAATTGCAGCAGTTAGTGATAGTATAACTCCAGTATATGTTGGAACTGCTCCAATAAATCTGTGTAAAGAAAGAAACATAAATGAGCCTATTTTATGTAGCTCTTATGCAGAAGCAGTAGAAAATTTTGGATTTTCAGAAGATTTTGAAAAATATACATTATGTGAAGCAATTGATGTCCATTTCTCAAAATTTAATATAGGTCCAATTATTTTAATAAATGTTGTAGACACAACAAAACACATAAAAGAAGTAACAAATAAAACAATTACTTTTGTAGATGGAAAATATTTGATAGAAGACATTGGAGTTCTTCCTGAAACTGTTGTTATAACTACATCATTTGAGCATACAAAAAGTTTTAATGATAAAGGGCAGCTAGTTTTAATTCCAAATGAAACAAAGACAGATCCTATTGAAGTAAAATACAGCATGATTGATTTAGAAAAAGTAAAAGAAACAGATATTATTGGTGGAATAGATGGAGCAACTGGAAAGAAAAAGGGATTAGAAGCAATTGCTGAGGTCTTTCCTAAATATAGAAAAGTTCCTAGTTTAATTTTAGCACCAAAATATTCCAGTAGTTCAACTGTTGCAGCAGTAATTGAAGCAAAAGCAAGAAAAATAAATGGACATTTTCAAGGTCTTGGACTTGTTGATTTAGATACATCAAAAGTTAAGAAATATGGAGATACCGTTGTAAATAAAAATACAAACAACATCTCATCAACTTTTTTGGATGTAAGTTGGCCGAAAATTTCTTTAGGAAAACAACAATATAATATCTCTACTCAAAAAGCAGCATTAATCCAAATGTTAGCTAAAGATAATGAAGATATTCCGTATAGATCACCTTCAAACAAAAATATAAAAGGTGACGGAGCAGTTCTTATTGATGGTACTCCAGTAAGGCTTGGACTAGATGAAGCAAATTATTTAAATAGTCAAGGAATTTCTACAATTATAAATTGGACTGGTGGTTGGAGATTTTGGGGTAATAGAACATCTTGTTATCCAGCAGTATCTGATCCAAAAGATGCATTCATAGTAAGTAGAATGATGTTTAACTGGGTTATCAATTCTCTTGTTTTAACATATTGGCAAAAGATTGATGAACCAACAAATAAAGTATTAATAGAAACAGTAACAGACAGTATCAATATTTGGTTAAATGGTCTTGTTGCAGCGGGTAAATTAATAGGTGCTAGAGTTGAGTTTAGAAGAGAAGATAATCCTCTAACAAGTTTAGTTGATGGAAAAATTAAATTTAAACTATATTTCACACCAGCACTTCCAGCTGAAGAAATTAAATTTGATTTAGAAATTGATGTTAAATATTATGAAAAATTATTTTAGGAGGTAAAAATGGCTAAAACAATAGGGCTAATCCCTGAAAAGATAATCAATTATAGATGCTTTATAGATGGGGAAATGTCTCCAACAGCTTTAGTTGATGTAGACTTACCAGATATTCAATTTATGTCTGAAACAATCAGTGGAGCTGGAATAGCAGGAGAGATAGACTCACCTACATTAGGACATTTTTCTGCATTTGAAATTGGAATGAATTTTAGAACATTAATAAAAGATAATTTTAAAATGTTCTCTCAAAAAATATATGCTTTAGAATTTAGAGCAGCAACTCAATCTACTGATATGAGTGGTGGACAAATAAATAAAGGTAAATTAAAAGTTTCTACCAGAGTTATTCCAAAAAGTTTAGCACTAGGAAAATTGGAAGTTGGAAAGCCTTCTGGTTCTAATCAAAAATTTGCATGTGATTATTTGAAAGTTGAAGTAGATAATGAAACAGTATTAGAAATAGATAAAATCAATATGATTTTCAATGTAAATGGTGAAGATTTATTAGCAGAAGTTAGAGATGCAATAGGAATGTAGGGGGAAAAATGGCAAAAATAAAGAATAAAATAAAATGTAAAAAAGATGATAAAGATATTGAAATATCTGAAATAAACATAACAAAAGATATGCTTTGTCCAAAACATCTTTTAGAAGCTGAAAAAGAATTTTTATTAATGGGTGGAATTTTTCCACAAGGTGGAATGGAAGAATCAAGACATTACCTAACAATATTAGCAACTAAAATATTAAATTGTTCTTATGATGATTTAGTTGAAAAGCTCTCTGGAAGTGAATTTTTAGAGGTCACAAATCAAGTCAAGGGTTTGTTCGATGGCTTGGGGTTAGAAGCACTAGTTTCAAAGATCTTAGAAAAACAATCTTAATCCTAAGCAAAGAAAGTAAATCTGGTATAGAGTTTTTCTTAAATATCTCATTTCAAGAATTTTTTGAATGGACAACAGATATGGGAGAAATTCTTGAAAGACAAACACATATATAAAATAAGTGGTTGCTTTTTGATGAGATTTGTTATAAAATCTTATTAAGAGGTGATGAGTATGTTAAAAGCTATAAAAAATTGGTATAATAAACAACAAGCTATATCAAATAAATATAAAAAAGAGGCTATAAAAAATTTTACAGAAGCTGGAATAACTATAATAAATATCAAAAAATTATTCTTTAAAATTATTCCAATAATAGCAACTTTAGCAATAGTTTTTACTGTATGTAACTATATTGCTCCATTTTTTCTAATCATTTTTATACTCTTTGTTATAGCAATAATTAGCATACTTCAATTGATTTTTTAAAAAATAAAAGATAAAGTTAAAACCACTTATCAAAAAAAGGTAAGTGGTTTTTTTATTTGCTTGGAGGTTTTATGAAAGAAATTGGAATTTCTTTTGGGATAGGAGCAGCACTAGGAGCAGGATTTATTAAAACGTTCTCAACTGCAAGTAAAGGAATTTCTGGTCTTAATCAAGAAATTATAAAACTACAAAGAACTCAAAAATTATTAGAAAAATATGATGGTGATAAAAAAGCCTTAAAAGAAAAAATTGAAGTTATAAAAAAGACTAAATTAGCAATAGCTGAACTAAAAACAAGTATGAAAGATGAGAAAAATCAGACAGCTGAAAATGCAAAAGCCTTACAGAATTTAGAAAAAAAATTAAATTCATTAAATAGCTCTTATTCAACTGAACTAAAACATGTGAGAGAAACAGCAAAGGTGTTAAGAGATAAAAAAGTAGATATAAGTAACACAGCAAAAACATATAAGGAACTTCAAAAAGAAATAGATAGAGCTAATGAAGCAAGTAAAAGATTTGCAAAAGCTGAATCATCTAAAAAGATAGCTGATAGATTTTCAAAAATTAGTGGAACTTCTATGAAAGTTGGAGCTGCTGGACTTGGATTAATGTATAAACCTGTACAACAAGCAATAAATGCTGAAAGTAACTTTGCAGCTGTAAAAAAGCAATTTGATTTTAAAGATAAAGATGAAGAAGAAAACTTTAAGAAAGAGCTTCATAAGATTATTACTGAAAAGAAAATTGCAATTGGTCTTGATGAATTATATGCAGCAGCGGCAAATGCAGGTCAAACAGGGTTAAATAAAGATGAAGCTATTCAATATATAGAACTTGCATCTAAAATGGGTATGGCTTTTGATATGAATAGAGAAGAAGCTGCTAATGCTATGTTTAATATGAGAAATTCCTTAAATTTATCTTACGATGGGCTAGTTGAACTTACAGATAGAATAAACTATTTAGGAGATAAAACAGGAGCTAGTGCTCCAGCAATAACAGATTTTGTTAATAGAATAGGAAGTATTGGAAAAGTTGCAGGTTTTTCAGAAAAACAAGTTGCAGCTCTTGGAGCATCATTAATTGAACAAGGAATGGAAGCAGAAGTTGCAGCAACGGGAGCAAGAAAAATACTTGTGGCTTTAAGTAAAGGAAATGCTACCACAAAAAATCAAGCAGAAGTTTATAAATCTTTAGGAATTGATCCTGTTAAATTAGCAAAAATAGCACAAGAAGATAGTGAAAAAGCATTATTTATGGTTTTTAATGAAATTAAAAAGAAAAGTAAAGATGAACAAACAGCTATTTTAACACAATTATTTGGTCAAGAGGGTTTAGATGCAGGGTCTAAATTCTTAAATAATATGGATAAATTAAAAGAAAATTTAAATAAAGTAAATGGAGAGGAAGCTAAGGGAAGTGTAGATAAAGAAGCTGATATAAAGAGAGGTACAACTGAAAATCAACTTGCAATAACTATGGGAAAACTAAGTATAGCAGGAAGCCAATTAGGAGCATTATTACTTCCTGAAATAAATAAAATAATTACTAGCTTTTCAAATTTATTGACGAAAATAACTGAATTTCAACAACTACATCCTGAAGGTTTTAAAACATTTATGAAAATTTTTGGTTATGGTTCAGTTGCATTATTAGGATTTGGTAGTGCTTTAAAAATTATTTCAGGTGGAATAAATATGTATTCTAACTATATGAAAGTAGCAGGTTTTATGACAGAACATAAGTTTGGTACAAAAATATTTTCTGTTGGGAAAAAGCTAATAGGTGGAGTTGGAAAAATTGCAAAAGGTTTTAAGGCATTAAGTCTTACTGTTTTAGCAAGTCCTGTTACTTGGATAATTGCTGGAATTTTGGCTTTAGTAGCTGCTGGTTATTTATTATATAAAAATTGGGATACTGTAAAAGCCAAGGCTGCTGAATTAAAAGATAAAGTAGTTGGGCTTATTGACAAATTCTGGTTTTTTATGGGTCCTCTAGGTTGGATTGTAAAAGCTGGAATGACTGTATATCGTAACTGGGATACTATTAAACAAAAAGCAGGAGAATTAAAAGATAAAATAGCAAATATGGTTACTAATATTCTTTTAAAATGGGATAACTTTAAAGCTGCTACAAAAGAAATCTTAGGAAATGTTTTTAAGTGGATGGAAGATAAATGGAATAGTATTAAAGAAGTAGGAGCAGCAGTTGCAGACTTCTTTACTGGAATATTTGATAAAATCAAAAGTGGATTTGACACTGTTGTTGGTTGGGGTAAAAAATTATTATTTATTGGTTCTGATGAAAAAAAAGCTCCACCAGGAAGAAGAGGATATTCTACACAACCTAATGTTAAAACATACTCTTATGGTGGAAGAGGAGATATACCTAAATATGCTTTAGGTGGAATTGTAAATTCTCCTACACTTGCTTGGGTTGGAGAAGGTGGAAATTCTGAATCAATTATTCCTCATGATAATAGTCAAAGAAGCTTAAATTTATGGGAAAAAACTGGAAGATTAATAGGAGCTTATGAAAGTAGTAATAATTCTAATTCTTTCACTTTTACATATTCACCAGTTATCTATGCAAATGATAGTCAAAATATAGATAATACCCTAAAGAAAAATAAAGATGAAGCTTTTGATGAATTTAAAAATATGATGAAAAAATATGAAAGAGAAAATATACGGAGAGGCAATGGAAGATAAATGGAATTATTATACAACCAAAGATGGAGATACATGGGATAAAATCTCATATCTATTATATAAAAATTCTAAATTTATTCATTACTTGAATTTATGGAATGAAGAATATTCAGAGTATTTTATTTTTCCAGCAGGAATAGTTTTAAAATACAAACAAATTGATATGAAAAGTTCAAATGTACCTCCTTGGAGAAGATAAATATGGAGATTGATTTAAAAAATATAGATACTTTTGACTTCACAAAAGAAGTTGAAAATGCAAGAAGAACAGAAATTACAATATTTTATGAAGGTAAAAATATAACAAAAGAAATTCATAGTCAACTTACTTCATGTTCTCAAAGTGATTCTATAAATCAATTAGATACATTAGAACTTACTTTAGAAAATAGAGATATGTTGTGGATATCATCTTGGATGCCTCAAAAAGGCGAAACATTAAAAGCATTATTAACACTAAAACATTGGGAAAAGGATTTAGAAATAATAACACATGATATGGGATTGTTTTATATAGATACTGTTGATTTTAGTGGTCCTCCTGATGTTGTTAATATAAAAGCTATTTCATTTGATATAGCATCGGATATTGTTGATAAAAAAGAAAATAAGGTCTGGGAAAATGTAACATTTAAAACAATTCTAAATGAGATTGCAAATAAAAGGAAAATAAAGGCTATTTGTGATATCTCATTTAATAGAAAATATAAAAGAATTGAACAGAAATTACAATCAGATTTTGACTTTTTGAAGAAATTATCTGAAGAAGCAGGAATAAATTTGAAACTATTTGATAACAAAATTATAGCTTTTGAAGAAGAAGAGTATGAAAAAAAAGATGTTAAAAAGATTTTTTTTAAAAAGCAGTTAGAAAGTTATAGTTTTTCAACAGAAGATACTGATAGTTATTCAAGCTGTACAATTAGCTATTATAGCTATAAAAATAAAAAGAAAATTGAAAAAACTTTCAAAATAAAAAATAGAAATTCCTATAAAAAGCATACTAAAAGAAATTTATTTATTAATGAAGATAAACAAGTTACTGGAAAAAATGCTAAAGAAATTGAAAAACAATTACTAGAAATAGCTAAGAAAGCATTAAGAGATAAAAATAAAAAAGAAATAAAAGGGAATATTTCTTTTATGGGAACAACTGATTTAATCTCTGTTGGAGATACAATTCTTTTAAACGATTTTGGAAATTTCTCTGGAAAATATATGATAGATGATTTAAAGATTGATTTTCTATCTTATAAAATAAATGCTGAAATTCATAAAGTCATAGATTTTGAGGTGGAAAATGATTAGATATGGAACTGTAACAAGTATATTTCCTGAAAAAGGAACTATAAAAGTAACATTTGAAGATATAAATATTCCTTCTGTTGAAATTCCTGTTTTACAAGGAAGAACTGAAAAAACTAAACATTATTCATTTCCCAAAATTGGTGAAGTTGGAATTTGTATCTTTCCTGAAAATACCTTTAATGGGTTTTATTTAGGTTCTGGATATGATGAGGCAACACCCATACCAGTTGGAGCAGGAGAGGGTATTGAAATAACTGTTTTCAGCGATGGGACTACTATCTCATATGATGAAAAAAAATCTAAATTATATATAAATTGTAAAAACCAAATTGAGATAATTGCTAAAAATATAAAAATAGAATGTCCAAAAACTAAAATTATAGGAGATATAGATATAACAGGTTCAGTGAACATAGCGGGAAATTTAGATGCTAGTGAAGATGTTACAGCCAATGGAATATCTCTAAAAACTCACTTACATAGTGGAGTAAAAGCTGGTGGAGATAATACAGGAGGTCCTCAATGATAGTTGGTAGCTTAGGAAATTATATATTTTTTACAAGTTCAATTTACACAAAAACATATAATTCTTTTTCAAGAAGTATTTCTTCAAGATGGATAGAACATAAAATTATTGGTGAAAAGCCAAAACTACAATTTGATGGACTTGAACTTGAGAGTATAAGCTTTTCTATACATCTAAATAGGTTTTTTAAAGTAGATATAGATAAGGAAAAAAAGAAATTAGAAACTTTTTTAAAAGAAGGAAAGGTTCTAAGACTTATACTTGGTGGTAAGAAGATAGGAAATTATGTCATTACAAGTATAGGAGAAGAACCAAAAGGCTATAATGCTTTTGGAGTTCCAACTAAAATGGATTTAAAAATAGAATTGAAGGAGTATAACTAATGGAAATATATATAGACTCTTCAAAAGAAAAAAATTATAAATTTATTAAAAACAGAACAGAAGAAATTGTTCAAAATATTGAAAATATTATATCAAGAATAAGAGGAAATGTTGTTTTAGCAAGAGAAAAAGGTATTAACTTTAATTACATTGATGAACCAATGGATATAGTTAGTGCAGAAATTATAGCTGATTGTATGGAAGAAATTGAAAGAGAAGAACCTAGATTTAATGTAGAAGAAATAAAAATATTAGAAAATCAAGAATTAGCCAAAATTAAAATTGTTGTTATTGGAGATGTTAAAGATGGATAAATTTACATTCATAGATTTAGATACTAATCAAATAAAAAAAGAAATAAAAAATGGATATGAAGAAATTATGAAAACCAAAATTTCAGCAGGAGATCCAGCTGAAGATTTTATTGATTGGATTGTATATCTAGTATGTACATCAAAAGATTATATGAATTTCATAGGAAAAATGAACTTACTTCAATATTCAAAAGGAAAGTATTTGGATGCTTTGGGAGCACTCATAGATGTTTCAAGAATAACAGAAAAAGAAGCTGAATGTTCAATAGAATATACTTTTTCTAAAATTTTTGATGAAAGAAGGATAATAGAAAAAGGACATAAAGTAGCAAAAGACAATTTATACTTCGAGAGTACCGAAACAATAATATTAGAACCTGGAAGAAGAACAGTAGTTGGTAAAGTAAAATGCTTAGTACCTGGTTTAATAGGTAATGATATTGAAGTAGGAGAAATAAATGCAATTGTAGATGATATTCCCTATTTATTATCTGTTTCAAATATAACTAAAACATCTGGTGGAGCTGATAGAGAAGAAGATGATTCATATAGAAATAGAATAAGATTAAGACCCAGAGCCTTTTCAGTAGCAGGACCTCATGGAGCTTATCAATATTATACCTTAACATCACATCAAGATATTAAGGACTCGTATATTTATACACCTTCAGCAACACCTGGAATTGTAAAAATTATTCCACTATTAAAAAATGGAGAACTTCCTAGTCAAGAAATATTAGAGAAAATTAAAGAGAAATTAGCTGATGATGTAAGACCATTAACAGATAAGATTGAAATAGAAAAGCCAAAAATACAATCATATAACATAGATATTAAATACTGGACTAAAAAAGGAGATAATCCTATTTTAGTGAAAAAAGAAGTAGAAGCAGCTTTCAGTGAATATATCTATTGGCAAAAAGAAAAGCTAGGAAGAGATATAAATCCAAATAAATTAACTCAATTATTAATATTAGCAGGAGCAAAGAGAGTTGAAATAACAAGTCCTATATTTCAAAAAATAGAAAAAGATACTGTAGCAAAGGAGCTAACAAAAAGTATAAAGTATATAGGTGAGGAAGATGAATAAGTTAGAACAGGCAAGTTATATATCAATATTTCCTGAAAATTTAAAAAAATATAAAAATCTAACAGCATTTTCTAAAAATATTGAAAAAACTTTTAAAACTTATATTATAAGTAAAATTCAAAATTTAGCACTTTTTTATAATCTTGAAATACAGGAAGATAAAGTATTAGATGAAATTGCTTGGTTCTTTAATATTGATAAATATAGAACTGATTTAGATAGAGAAATAAAAATAAAATTAATAAAATCAGCATATTGGGTACACTCAAAAAAAGGAACTAAAACTGCTGTAATTTCTCAATTAAAAAATTTGAATTATGAAATAAAAATTGAAGAATGGTTTGAATATGGAGGAAGACCTTTCACATTTAGACTTATAACAGGAAATGAAAGCAAAGATAAAAACTGGTTAAAAAATGTTTTATCACTTATAGAAGAATATAAAAATGTTAGAAGTATCCTTGAAGCTTTTTATTCATTAAAAGAAAAAGAATATAGATATTATGTTGCGGGTTATAAGGAAGTATTTATAACAGCAAAAAAAGTTAATGCTGGAGAAGATAGAGAGATAAATAAAAACATATTCTTAGGAGCATATAAGCAAATTAGAAAGGAGATTATAAAATGAAATTTAGTGGATTAACTAAAAAAGGAAAAGCATACCTAGCAAAATGTCAAGCTGCTTCTACTCCAATTCAATTTACAAAAATGAAATTTGGAGATGGAAAACTTATAGATAATGAAAATCCAGCAGATTTGACAGATATAAAAAATATAAAAGTAGAAAAATCAATTTTAAGCAAAGAGTCAAAAGGGGATGCAGTTGTATTAACAACTATTATAGATAATGTTTCCCTAGAACAAGGATATTTTCCAAGAGAAACAGGAATATATGTATTAGATGAAGGTGTAGAAGTTTTATATTTTTATATGAATGATGGAGATGAAACTTCTTGGATTCCACCTGAAGCAGATGGACCACATAGAATGGAAGTAAAAATTAATTTAATTTCATCAAATACTGGTTCTGTTGTTGTTCACAATGATGGTAAAGACTTATATATCACAAAAGAGTATTTAGAAGCAAATTATACTCAAAAAGGTGAATATGATGGAACAGCACAAAGTATTGAAGATAGAGTCGTGGCTGCAGTTGGTCAATTAAATGGAATGTTTCCTTTATCAGAAGCAATAGCTGGAAATGTTTATTATCATCAAGGAAATAAGAAATTTTACATATGTAAAAGTAATTACAATGGTACAACAATATCTGTTCCAAATATGAATTTTGAAGATCTTAGTATTTGGGAAAATCGTAAGAGATTGGAAAATTTATTTAAAATTAATAATCTAAAATATGACAGTGGAAATATAAAAATACTTATAAATCAACAGTGGCAAAATATAGGAATTATAGATATTTCAGATAAATATATAAATATCGTTGTATTTAATTTTCCTGGAGATAAAAGTCTAAATTACAGTTTTCATACAGATAATTTAAAATTTGAGAGAGGTTATTATTTTTTAATAAACTCAACACCAGGATTTGGATATAGTGGTGCATATATTAGAATAATTGGTAATAACATACAATTAAAATCAACAGGGGATTCTAGCCATAGTTTTTATCTTAGAAGTTTACAAATATATAATTAACTTTCTAAAATATACATTGTATCTAAATACATACTTTCAGCAATATTTAAAGGTGAAAGCATGTAAACTTTACCTGTAGAGGCATCATATCTAGTTCTTGCTGTTTGTCCAGAAAAATGAGATATTATAAGTTTTAAGTTAAATGATTTTGGTCTATATCCATCTGGAAAAGTAAAAAGTAGTGTACCTTCTCTTAATGATTTTGAAATTGCAGCTGGTATATCTACAAAAACATGTCCAATCAGTCCAATTTTACTAAAGATTAAACTTGTGTAATTTGTTTCAGATGATTTATCTAGTACCTCATATCTTTGTAAATTTTCCACAGTGGAAAATTTCATTAAAGTTAAAAATAATAAAATATTTACAATAGGTAATATTTGTATAGAAACCATAAACTGTACCCCTAATATAGCAGGAGTTAGAACTGTAAAAATTGAGAGTGACTTTAAAAATATATTTAGTATATTTCTAACTGGATATATCACTGAAGGACAAAATGCTGAACATTTTATGAGACAGGTAGTTCATGATTATTATTCTAAAATAGTAGCAACTAAACAAGTTAGATTATATGCTGCAGGAAACCAGTCTATAGAACTAACTATAATAGGAACTATTTAAAGATTTTAATTCCTTAAGAGTATAAAGAAATCAACTTTGCAAATACCATTTTGGACATTTCCACTAGTTGCATCTAGAGTAGAAAAGTCTAAATTATCTCCACTATGTATAACTGCAACAGAACAATTATCTTTTTTAGCAGTAGCCATAACTATAGAATTTTTAAAACTAAAACCATTAGCTATTAATGTTTTTGAAGCAGTAGCTCCTTTAGTTTCTAAAGAACCTATAACAATTTTTCTATTTAAAATTGTTAAAACATCATAATCAGTTTTATATTCAATTTTATACAGATTTTCCATTATTTTAAGAATTGTATAATTAATTTATCGAAAATAGGAGGTTTAATTATGCAATTAATGATTTTAGAAAAGCTAAAAAAAGAAAATGTGGAAATTTATTTGGAGTATTTAAATAGTTGTAAAAGTAGTAATTGGGAAACTTGGGAAACTACATATAAGACTTACTGTAATAATTTTAAGTTATTCCTGGTATGGTTTCAAAACTCTTATAAAAATAGACTTCTATTAAGTAAAGATACTCTTTTAGAAATGCCAGGAATAATAGAAAGTTATAGAAATTATTGTAGAAGTTTAGGAAATAGTAAAAGAACTTTAATGAATAAAACTACTGCAATAAGTACATTTTATGCTTGGTGTGTCAGAAGGAATAAAATTAAGTATCACCCTTTTAACAGTAAATTGGACAGACTTAGGTTTACAGAAAAAGACAAAATTAGAAAAAGTTATTTTTTAACGACAGAGCAAATACTGACAGTTAGGCTTTATATGCAGGTAGAATCTAAAAAATATGATTTACAAGATAGGATACTTTGGGAACTATTTTTAGATAGTGCATGCAGAATATCAGCAATTCAAAGTTTAAAATTAAATCAATTAGATTTAGAAAATGGCTATTTTACAGATGTTAAAGAAAAAGAAGGTTATATAGTAAATGCTTTCTTTTTTAACAAATGTAAGGAACTAATAAAAGAATGGATTAAATATAGAGAAGAAAAGGAAATAAATAGTGAATGGTTCTTTATTACAAAATATAAAAAAGAGTATGGGCAAATGACGCAAGGAGCAATAAGAGGCAGAATTAAGAAGCTGGGAAAAATTTTAGGAATAGAGGATTTATATCCTCACACACTTAGAAAAACAGCTATAAATCTTATTAATAATCTTGCTGGGTTAGGTTTAGCAAGTAGCTATGCTAATCATTCTAGCAGTGGAGTTACAAGTAAGCATTACATTGCAAAAGCTAATCCAACAGAGATAAGAAATAGCATTATAAATGCAAGAAAAAAATTAGGTATTTTTTAGTAAAAAAGTATAGAGATTTTCAAATTTATAAAGAAATTTAGAATAAATTTTGTAACTTTGAACTTATTTTTATAGATTTTCTTAAATATAAAATCTAAGAATTTTATATAAAAAACTCTTAAAAGTACATTTTTAATTATAAAAATCTGAATAAATTTGAAAATCTACACAGAATGAAAGGAGAAAAATAATGTTCTATATATATACAAAAGAAAAAAAAGCAAAGGTAAAGTTTACAGTTAATTTAACAGCAAAAGAAGTTAAAGATTTTATGAATAATAATCTATTTTTAGATTATCCTGAATTAAATAAAAATGATTATCTTGTCATTGAAAGAAATGAGGCTTTTAAACATCCAACCTATGATATTGTAACTAATACTATAAGAGAAATGACAAGAGAAGAATTGATTGAGGAAGAAATTGAAGTACAACTATCACCAGGAGAATATATAGAAAATAAAAGACTTATATCTGTACCACAGCCAAGTTCATATCATACTTGGAATGCTTCAACTCATAAATGGGATATTAATATGAAAGAAACAAAGAGAACTTTTAGGCACAAGTTTCAAGCTATTTTATTAGAGAAAGTTTATGAAGATTACAATTACAATGGAAAAATATTCCAAATGGGACAAACTGATGAGTTAAATTTTTTAAGAGTTAAATCAGCAATAGATATAGCTGGAAATTCTGATAATGCTGAATTAATAGAACAAGCATTAAAAATATTAAATATTGAAGTTACAGAAGAAATAAGAATTGGAATTAAACAATCTATAAAAGATAAAAATTTAATGGCTTTTATAAAATCTTTACCAATCAATTGGAGATTAAAAGATAATTCAGTTGCTAAAGTAACTTTTACTGATATAAACAATATTTATCTTATGTGGATATTAAGAGGTACAGCTGCACAAGAAAAATATACAGAATTAACTTTAAAAATAGCTCAAGCTAAAACTGTTGAAGAACTGGAAGCTATTAAATGGGAATAAAAAAAAGAAAAGAGGTAAAATTATGAAAAAATTTGCAATAGTGATTGGGCATAATCCAAGAGGAAAAGGGGCATATAGTAAATATTTAGATTTATCTGAATATGAGTATTGGAGAAATGTCTGTGATGAAATAAATAAAATTGATGATAGTATTGATATTTATTCAAGAAAACCTGAACAAAATTATATTCAGGAAATGAAACCTGTTGTTGCTGAAATTAATAAACATAATTATGAATTAGCTTTAGAATTACATTTTAATGCTGCTTCTCCACAAGCAAATGGGTGTGAATGTTTAGTTTATTTTAAAAATGAACAAGCAACAAAATATGCTGAACTTTTTATGAAAAAATTAAAAGTTGAGTATGGAAGCAATATAAGAAAAGAGTGGAACAAATTAAAAGAAAAGAAAATAGATAAAAATAGCAAGGAAGTAATAATAGAAAAAACAGTAGAAACAGAGGGTATAATCCTCATTACTGATTCTAAAACGAGAGGAGGTTATGGAATATGCAATACAAATTGTACCTATATTTTGGTTGAACCCTTCTTCGGAACTAACGAAGAGGCAAATAAATTTAAAGATGTAAAAAAAATGGCAAATTTTATAGTTGATTTTATAAATAGTATTAAAAAATAGGAGGTTTTTAATGAAAGACTTAATTAATCAAGCAATAGGATATTTAGCAAGTTTTAGTGTGGAACAATGGATATGGTTAGCTCTAGCAGGACTAATTTTAATTTATATTTTTTATAATAGAAAGCAATATGTCAATTTATTTAAACAAGCTGTAATTGTATCAGAAGAATCATTTAATAGTGGAGAAGGTAGAAAGAAATTAGAAGCAGCAATTAACTTTATATTATACAGAACTTCTACTTTACCTTGGATAGCTAGAATAGTAATTATAAGATTTATTAGTAAAAAAAGAATGATTGATATTATAGAAAAAACATTACAAAAGTTTTCTGACATATTTGCTAATAGTTATAAAATAGACATCAAAGGAAATGAGGAAAATGGAGAAAACTAAATTATTAATACATCCTCTTTCAGATGGAAGAAAACAAGAGTTATTCCAAGATTATATTTATGAAGTTAATGGGTACAGGATTACTGTACCCAAAGGCTTTATAACAGATTTAGCTTCTGTTCCTCGTTCATTTTGGAGTATTTTTCCACCATTTGGAGTATATACACCAGCAGCTGTTGTGCATGATTTTTTATATTCAAAGTATAATATAACAGGTATAAATAGAACTTTATCTGATAAAATTTTTCTATATATTATGAAAGAACTAGGAGTAGGATTTTTAAAGAGAAAAGCTATGTATAGGGCTGTAAGATTATTTGGAGAAACTTCATGGAAGGATAAATTAGAAAATGAAGGATATAAAGATAAAGCAGTAGTTGATATGACAGATGAAGCTATATCTTATTATGATCATTGGAAAAAGGTACTTAAATTATAATTAGGGGTTGGTATAGTGGGGGTATTCATAGTAAAAGTTGGAGCATTTATAGTAAAAATGTGGGCATATTTTGTTGCTTTTCTAATTTGGCTTATTGGTGGATTTGATACATTGGCAAAGGTTTTAATGGGATTAATGTTAATTGATTATGCATCAGGAGTCTATGCAGGTTATAAGTTAAAGAACTTAAATTCAAAAAGAGCATACAAGGGAATAGAAAAGAAGTTATGGATTTTAGCTTTATTATGTGGAGCATCTTTAATGCATAGATTAGTTCCAGGGATTGGTTTTAGAAATTTAGTTGGAATATTTTATTGTGCAACTGAACTATTAAGCATTGTAGAGAATGCAGCTAAGGCAGGAGTACCAGTTCCTAAGAAGTTAAAGAAAGCACTAGAACAACTAAAAGAAGAAGATAGAGAAAAGGAAGAATAATAGGACAGGGAAAAACCTGTCCTTATTTTTTATAAAAAAAACTTTAAAGGTTCAAAAAAATATCTTGACTTTTTTGAACCTTTAAAGTATAATAGATATATAAGGAGGTGAGGAAATGTCCACTATTAAGGAGATTTTGGAGATAATCTTTTACATCTTATCTATCATTGTTCTCATTAGACAATTGAGAAAATAAGATGTAACAAGAGAAAGGAGGTTTGAGAGTAATCTCACTCCTCCAATCTCCCTTATCTTCCTTAAAAAAAATAAAAACTAGGAGGGATAAAATGGAAGTATTAAGAGCTATAAATGATATATTACAACCTATAACTTTAATACTTGTAATAATAGTATTAATAAAATTAAATAAAAAGAAATAAGCCCTTTTAGTTAAAAAACTAAAAAGGCTCAGAAATATCCACTATTAAATTTATAATTCATTATAACATTTATATTAATTAAAATCAAGGAGGAAAAATGAAAGGTATAAAAAAGATGGGAAGACCTCCTGCAAAAGACCCTATTAGCCATAGTATAAAGATAGGATTAAATAAAGAACTTTATGAAAAAGTTCTTGAATACAATGAAAAGACAGGAAATTCAATAGCTGAAACAGTAAGAGAAGCATTAAAAATATTGTTGAAAAATAAGGAGTGTTAAAAATGGAAAAATTAGAAATAAAACTTGTAAATAATTTTATAATTGATGTAGCAAACTTTGTAAAGTATAAAGATACTGAAGAAACAAGTTATAGAGAACATCCAATGAAAAAATTTAACTGGGATTTTATAGATAAAAGCAGTATTTTTGACAATGAAGTTTTTAAATATATAAGAAGTTTTAACTTTGAAATGAAATTATTAAAAGAAAGATTATTAGATAAAGAAAAAACTAGAAATGAAAAAACAGAACATTGGTATCATGTAAGTGATATTTGTATAAAGTATCTAATAGAAATATATAAAATAATGAAAAAAACAGAAAATTTTGATACTTTTCATGGATTCAAAGATATAGTTGAAGATTGTTATCAAACTATTTTAAAAGATTTATATGATTACAATAAAAATGATAATACTTTATATATAAATGATGTTGAGATTTTAGAATTTTTAGATGATATTTCTTCTGAAAATATGCCAGAAAACTTAAAAGAAATAGCAGAAGATTTTGGGAAAGAATTAGATACAAATAATAAACAATCTTTAAAAGAAATAGCAGACATAATTCGTGAAGATGATGAAAAATTTAGAATAGGACTACACTGGGAAAATCTCTCAGAAGCTAGAAAAATGGCTTTTGAAATATAATAAATAATACCTGCTGTATAAATATGAACTTTTAACATGAAATGTACTCAAAAGAGAATAAAATTTATGGAGGTATAAAAATGAATATTAAAGATGTAAAAGAATTTAGTACAGCAGTAGGAACAGTATTAGGGTATTATAAAGAGAGAGTTAAAAATTTAAAAGGTATTGCAGATATAGATCATGCTTTTAAAGAAATAGGAAGCAAAAAAGAAGTAAAGAGAGCAAAGGAATTAATATATAATATTTCAATGCAAAATAGCAATATAGAGCTTGAAGATAGAATAAGAAGAAATATAAGTGAAATAATGTTATTTGAAAGTAAAGAAAGTATTGATATTGGAAATCTAAGTGGTTATTATTTTAAAGAACAAGCATAAGAAAAGCAGGATTAATTTCCTGCTTTTTAAATTTTGGTAGTTAATGGAGTGAACATCAACAGATAGTGGAGTAAAGGATTTTAGAGGGAAAAATGGACTATATAAAACATTATATAAAGATAAATATAGACCAGAAGAAGTACTAAGTTCAGATTTCTTTTATTCTCATAGAGATATTTTTATGGAGTATGTGGAAAAAGAATTAAATATCAATGGCTTAAAACCTAATAAAGGACATAGGGCTTTAGTAGAACTTGAAAAGATGGGGGTTTTAAAAGCTGTTATTACACAAAATATTGATGATTTACACCAAGTATCTGGAAATAAAAATGTTTTAGAATTACATGGAAGTTTAAAGAGATGGTATTGTTTATCTTGTGGGAAAACAGGAGACAAAAATTTTTCTTGTGAATGTGGTGGAATAGTTAGACCAGATGTTACATTATATGGAGAAAATTTAAATCAAGATATTGTTAATGAGGCTGTTTATCAACTTGAA